ACCGAAACTTCGCCGCTCTCGTTGTCTTGAATGGTGATGACGATCAAGGCCATGAGATCACCACAAATCTGCTTCTGCGGTTGCACCTTCTGCGATGTCGTCGAACTCGTCGTCTTTCGCAGTACCACCACCGGCGAAGGCATCTCCGTCTTTAACAAACTGGATACCGCGAAGGCTGGCATTGATGCGCTTGCCGTATTTGTTGTCCTGCGCCCATAGTTCGATAGAAGCGTTGACGTAGCAACCCGCGTACGGTTTGCCGTCTACTTGGTTCAAAGGCGTTTTGTCTTTATCGATGACCAGCGGGCGTGTCTTATTGCGCGCGCTAATGTAAAGCATCCCTTGGAAGCCTTCGCATTCAGACTTCAAGTCGCCGTTGTGCAATGCGGTTTTATCGCTTGCAATAATGCGCTTCATGTTCTCTTCGGCTTTTGCGCCCCATTTTTCACGGGCGACTTCTTCGATCGCGGCTTTGATTGCTGGGATCTGTGGATCTTTAGGATCGATCAAAAGCGCAGCGGAAAAAGCCGGTTCACCTTCACCGTTGACTGTCTTTGCTTCGAACAATTGTGGGAACGCCAAACGGGCGTTGTTGATTCTTAGAGCCATGTTGATTACCTCATTTAAAAAATAGTGGATACATCTGTTTAACTTTTTTGGTGGCGATTCCGATGGCGCGTTGCCGCGCCAAAGGATCGTCAGCCGTGTTCTTCACCCGTGCCGCGTCCTGCAATAGCTTTCTTGCTAGTGGCGGTAAGAGGGTTGACTCTTGCGGCACGGGTGCGGTCATACCAAGTCCTCGAACGCTTCGGGTTGCGCTAGGTTCTCGAACTCATCCTCGGCCGCTTGCAGTACCAACGCGGGCCGTTTGTCTGATGCGGGCGCAACACTGGGTTTGCCTTGCGCTTGGGTAATCATTGACTGCAACTTAGGCCATTGACGCGGGCCGATGGTGCCGTCTTTGAAGGCTTCCTCCGCTGACGTTGGGCTTATCAATTTCAAGTCGTACATCACGTCTTGTTTGATCCGCATCTTTTTCATTTCAGATTCGACTTCGGCAGCGTCGCCCCATGCTCTTGCACCTCGGCGACCTTCAACCAGTTTGAAACCTGGCACGTCACGTCCGGCAAACAGCTCGGCTTCGGCTTGCGCCCGTATGCCTTTGCACCAGCTTTCGATGAAATCCATCGATGCAAGCAAGTTGCCAATTTGATCGTTAGTTAATGCGTCGCTGGTTGCCGCTTCAATTTGCGGCGCGATTGGCGCGTCCAGATCGACAAACTCGTCGGTGATGGTTTCCATCACTTTCTCTGTGAGCGCAGCGCATTTGCCTTTCGCTTTGCAAAAACCGCATTGCTTTTCACCAGGCCAGTAGAAACCGGATTCGCTGGTCTGGCTTAAGGCTTTCCCTGCCGATTCGCTGGCCAGCTTGCAGATCTCTTGGATCCAGCCTTGGCCGGTTATCCAGCGATCAATGTGGTCGATGCGTGGTTGGCAGATAATCAATTCGATTTCGTCGAACTCTTCGCAAAATGCCCAATGCTCAATGGCACCGGCTGCGTAGAGTCCGAGTTGCAAATTGCTTTGTGCGTCTACCTTTACACCTCGGCCATATTTCAAATCGATGATCGTCAACTTGGTGCCGTTGATGATGACCGCGTCGGCTGTGCCTTTGGCACCAGCTTCGCTGGTGATGTGGCCGATGCTATACTTTTGCTCGACGTACAGATCACCGGCTTCGCCGCGTACCAAATCCAGATAGACTTGGACGTTCTCGACCATCTCATGGTTGACGTGAAACAGGTTGTAGCCGCGTGGCAAAGCCTCGTCGCCTTTCACCCAGATCTCGCCTTCGCTATGGACGGCAATTGTTTTGTTCAGGTATTCCTTGGCATCAACGCGCTCGATCAAACAGGTGGACGCTAGGAAATGCGCCGCGCTGCCTTCGTCTGCGAATTGGCTTGAGGTGTCTGGTATCCCTTCGGATAAAAAGACACTGCCAGGGCATGGGATCCAGCGGTGTGCTGCGCTGGGGCTAAGTTTGGCGTGTGCCATTACGCCCCCCCTATCAACTTGGTCAGCGTTTCGCGCTGTTCTTCATCAACCCCAGAAAGCAACAATTTGTGCAACTGTTGGCGGGTGTTTTCACGGTTCGCTTTGCCTAGTGTTTTCTCAATTTCCAAGTTGCGCTCTTCATTTAAAACGTGCGCCTTGATGTCGATCTTGTCAATCACCCATTTATAGCGTGTTTTACTGTTTGGTTCGATGTCCAACTCGCTGTCTACTCCAACCACATAAACAACTTTTCTTTCGCCCGCGGCATCGACAATAACGAAATCTCCAGGGACAACATCAAGGTGCGTTACATAGGTGTATTGCTTCGCGTTGTTGGTATTATCAAAAACTATTTTTATAGTTTTGGCATCTTCTCGTAGAAGTGCCGCTATGTTCAAGTCCATTACGGTTTCTCCAGAATAATTCCAGCACGGGCTAGTAACCACGGCCATTTTGTAAAAAGCACACCAACGCCTTTTGGCAAAGGGGGGTTTAAGTTCTTTGCTTTTTTACCGATTCCTTCTTTGCGCCACTTTTTCATGCGGCCTCGCAAGCCGCTACGACTGCGGCGAAGTCTGACTCTTTGACTTCTGGCAGTTTGGCTGCGCCGAAATTTTTAAGCACTTCAATGGCGGCATCGCGGCCTTTAGCTTTGGCCAATTCTTGAATGGCCTTTGCTGCTTGATCGTAAGTAACGCCTTCCGCCTCGGTAGCTGGCTGCTCATCTTCAGCTTTTGCGCTACTTTTGGCGGTTTTCTTGGCGGCGACTTCGGGCTTTGCCGGATAGGCTTCGGCCATGTCGCTGGCAGTGTTTTCACCCACCGCTGCCTGGGGTTGGTTGACCTCGCCACCATCACGGATGGCGAGAGTTGGTGCGCTTCCAGATTGCAGGAAGGCAAGGAGGCTATGAAGAGCCGCTGTATTTTCTTGAATCGCTTGTTCTAATGGCATGATCTGTCCTCAATAGGTTAATAAAAATTTGCTGATGGCTCTGGCTTGACCTTCCGGTAAATGCGAGGCCCGAAGGTTCACAACAAGAGACTGACTCCAGCCTTTTTCCGGTGCTGGAGGACACCGGCCAAAACCATCACGGCTGGCGACTGCCGGTTACCGTGTACCCGGTGCGTCGGATATTCCAATCGCCATGCGTGATGGTGCTTGTCTTTCCAAGCTGTCATGATGGAGGTGTGTTGTTACACTAAAAGGCTATTGTCCCTTTCTGTCCGTCCGGCCAGGCCATTCCCGTTACCGCTTCCCGTCACCATGCCCGTCTTATCGGCTCGTACATGGTTCATTAGCATCGGCTTCGTTTCAAGAATTTCGCCCCCGCATATCACCTACTCTTTAAAGGATGGCTACTACTAAGCCTACCTCCCTAACCATCACGGCTGGCGACTGGTGGGATTCGAACCCACATCAACCAAGTTTTAGCGCTAGACCTCATAGGTAGCTAACCTATCTACAATCGCCATGCGTGATGGTGCTTGTCTTTCCAAGCTGTCACCTGTTGCGTGTAACCAAAGAACCCCAAGCAGGCGGGCCGTGTTAAACATGTAGCTGGCCTTTTACATCGCCAGCGCGGATGTTTCCCGATTCGTTTGGTGTGGAATTTTTCAGCCACCCAGGGCCACCAAACGCCAAGACTGCTCATGCCTTTTTCGGGTGCATGAGGACACCCATCGAGATCTTTACTTTTCGCCTTTCGCCGCTAGGACGTACAAAACTTGGTTATCAAACTTTCGTTTTATCGCGCCTGGGTATTGGGGCTTTTCGCCTTGGTTCCAGTGATCCGCGCCTTTGCTAACTGTGGTTTTTGGCTTGTCCAAAAGCTGCTTTGACAAAACCTTGTAGTACTCCAACATCTCGCGCGGCGGCTGTTTCCGTTTAACGCCGCGCAGTTGGCAAAGGTTGGTGTCTTCGTCTTCGGCTTTAGATATCGCTGCCTGGCCGATTGCGACCGCGTGTTCGATTGAATGACCTGCGGTTTCTGCATAGATGATGCGAGATAAACAATGAACATCCCCTGCAAAGGCTTTTGATCCTGAAAGCAGGGCCGCCGCCACTACAAAATAAACCGACTTCATTACGGCAACCCCATGATCGCGGTGAATAAGTCCGCTACCAGGTACAAGAGATATAAGGCGGTAATGCTAGACACCAAGATAAGAGCGAATAAGACTTTATAAATTCTTTTTTCAAAGGTGAACCAATCCATTACTGCCACCCCATGATCGCGGTGACTGCAACCAACGCGATGAAAGCAACAAGGCCCTGATAAAGTCTTAATTCGGTCTTAGCGTCGGCCACTTCCTGCTTTGATGTCGCCATGAAACGGTTGATTGCGTCGCTTCTGTTTTGTTTATCGGCGTCGATTCTTTTCAATTTGCTGATGGTTGCGTCCATTGTTCTCTCCGGTTGTTGTTGTTGGTTAATTGGGCTGTGCTGCCCTGTTGCTGATGTATTTTACACAATCAATACCTTGTGTCAACAAGAAATACAATAATAAATTGTACAAGGGGGCAAAATAAAACCCGCGCCGTTTCTGGTCGCGGGTTTGCAGTTCTAAAAAATTTTCTAAGGGGTTAAATTTTCCAGCAAATCTGCGGCTTTTTCCGGGCTTTGTGTAATAAATACCGATACCCCTTTACTGTTTGCAGTCGCGATCAATCTTGCATATCCGGGTTGGTTGATGTCCTGTTGCACGATAACTAAAAGACCGTGAAGAGCGTTTGTTCTAGCAGGTGTGCTTCTTTCGTTAGCTTTGATTGCCACCGTGGTTAGCGATACAGCAGGAAGATTAGCTTCCTTCAAAAGCGCATTGATCTTTGCTAAGGCAGATGCGCGCGGCAGGGATCCTGTTTCCCAATTGCTAATCGATTGCTGCGATGTTCCCAAGCGCGAGGCTAGATCTTCTTGATCCCATTGCATTTTGGCTCTTAATTCTCTGATTACATTTGCAATATCCATACTGCATACCTTTCGAGATTGTTTTGACTCGCTATTATACAAGCAAATGATTGTTTTTTGAAATGTTTAGCTTGTACAACTAAACAGGGGGCTTGTACAATGTTCGCGTTTTTAATTACCAAAGAGGAAAGGGATATGTCTAACTCAGGCATCAGGTCGGTCGTCAGCGCGGCGGGCGGCCAAGTCAAATTAGCCGGGCTTCTCGGGGTCACTCAGCAATCAGTCAGTTTGTGGGTTCGTCAAGGGTTTGTGCCGGTCAGCCGCGTTGTAGAAATCGAATCACAGTTTGGCGTGCCTCGTCTTGAACTGATCAATCCACGGCTGCGCGCCACCTTGGAAGATCACGGGGGGCGAATATGAGCGCGCGTCAATTATTAGAAGATGTCTTCGACGCGATCGCGCCTCTTACAGATCCCTATTGGAATGAGCTAAGGCTTCGCATTGCAGCCGAGCTGGACAATCCATCACCCGCTTCGGGCGTTGAACAGATCGGGTGGATTGCCGAATCTTCCTATCGGCTCATTTTAAACGAGGGCGCTTGGGACGCTCTTTCCTTATATCAATCTAGTCGAAGTCTGGAACATCCCATTCCCGTATTTAGATCCTTAGACTTCAAATAGCCGAGGCAGCAATGGTGGCAAAACAATTAGAAACACCGCTCTTCCTCGAAAAAATTCCTAATGCCTTACGCAAGTTTGACCGTTGGTCGCCTTGGCGCGCACAGTGGAACGAAAAACGCGGCAAGTGGGACAAAATACCGCAGGTGGTGGACAACCTGAACTACAACCTCTCGACCAACAAAGTTAAAAGCTGGGTGTCGTTTGACCATGTGGTCAAGTCTTTGGATTTGAGCAAGTCAGCGGGGCTTGGCTTTGTGATGACCGGCATCAAGGGCTTGATTGCCATTGACCTGGACAATTGCATCGGTGAGCAGTGGGCGCAGGACGTGATCGCGATGGTCAATAGTTACACCGAGATCAGCCCAAGCGGTAAGGGTTATCGGATATTTGCGTTCGGCGACTTAGACACCGACTGGAATAATCACGAAGTCGGGATCGAAGTCTACGGCGGCAACGAAGCGCGCTTCTTAACCGTGACCGGCAACGTGCTGAACGGATCGCCGGGCGACGTTATGTCTGTCCACCAGGGTGTGTTCGATCGCTTGGCCAAACTCTATGCGCGCGAGAAACGCAAGGCCGAGATCATCGATTTGAATATGCCTGATTTGATCGACGACCTGTTGTTGCCTTCCACCGAATCGTTGCGGATCCCGGCGGCATCGCTCAAGTTCTTACTGTCCGGTGAGTTTGAGATGGATCGTTCCGGCGCGTTGTTCGGCGTGGGCGTGTCACTGTACGCTGCGGGGTTTTCCGATACGGAAGTTTTTTCGATCCTGGCTAACAACGATTATGCGATGGAAGTCGCGCTCGATCATCGGCGGCAAGATCACGACCGCGCGCTGCTTTACTTGTGGCGTGAACATTGCGTCAAAGCCAAAGGCAAAGGCGCGGCGGCTATCGTCACCGATGCGGAGTTTGACGTGGTGGAATCTGTACCAGGTGAAGTCGAACTGCCCAACTTCAAGCGCGATAAGAACGGACAGATTGAGGCGTCCATTCAGAACGTCACGCTGGCGCTAAGACGATCGGATCTGTGCGGGATGGACATCCGGCACGACCGATTTCGCGATGAAATCATGTTTACACCGCACGGCGTGGCCAACGCTTGGCGCACCTTCACCGATGCCGATTACTCGCGCCTTCGCATTACGCTTGAAACTGGTGGCTTTAAGCCGGTGGGCCGTGAACTCATCCGCGACGTGGTGTTGTTGGTGGCGGATGACCGGCCGTTTGATTCAGCGATCCTTTGGCTTGACGGTTTGAAGTGGGACGGGGTGTCACGCGCTGAACGCTTTTTGGAAGTTTATTTTGGCGCAGTCGATTCGCCGTACGCCCGCGCGGTGTCCATGTATATCTGGACGGCACTGGCCGGTCGTGTGATGTCGCCAGGGATCAAAGCCGATATGGTGCCAATTCTGGTCGGTGAACAGGGTGCGAAGAAATCTAGCTCGGTGGCGGCAATGGCCCCGAACCCCGACTTTTTTACCGAAGTGTCCTTCCACGAAAAGGACGAAGACCTGGCCCGCAAAATGCGAGGGCGTTTGATTGCCGAGATCGGCGAGTTGCGCGGCCTTCATACCCGAGAGCTGGAATCGATCAAAGCGTTTATCACCCGAACGCATGAGAACTGGGTGCCGAAATATCGCGAGTTTGCTACCTCGTTTCCAAGGCGTTTGGTGTTTATCGGCACCACTAACCAGGAACATTTTCTAGCGGACGACACCGGCAACCGGCGTTGGTGTCCGGTGCGAACCAGTATGGCCGACATCGACGCGATCAAGCGCGATCGTTTGCAACTATGGGCAGAGGGGCGCGTTTGGTTTGAGCTATTCGGTGTGGCGTTTCAAGATGCCGAGCGATTGGCGCAGGACGTTCACGATGAACACACCATCACCGAACCGTGGGCCGATTCTGTTGCAGATTGGTTGGACGCACCGGATGCGCTTTCGGGCGACACCCCACGAACGCGCGAATTTTTGCAAGTTCACGAAGTCGCGCGGGATTGCTTGCATATTGAAGCGCGTAATTTGAAACGGGTTGACCAAATGCAAATCGGTAAAATTTTACGCGCTCAAGGGTATGAAGCCGGTCGGGTGTTCAGAAACGGTAAACAGATGCGGGTTTGGGTCAGAGTTAAAGCAAATTAAGACAAAACTAGACAGAACTAGACAGAACGGGGTTTGGTTGTGTCTAGTTCTAAGTTATTGATTTTTAATCTATTAGACATCCTAGACAACCTAGACATCTATGTATGAAGTGTATGTATAGATAGGTACATATATGTAGGTAGGGGGATAACAATAAGAAACGATGTGTCTAGGATGGCTAGTATGTCTAGTCGATTGAATCTGCATGAAATGCGGGGAAAGGTTTTGATGAAAAAACTGGTGGCGGTGAACGAAAACGGGTTGCGAATCGGAGAGGATCATCACCGAGCTAAATTGCTCGATGAGGATGTCGAACATATCCGCGCCTTGGCCGAGGGTGGGATGCGTTACGCGGAGATCGCGGAGAAGTTTGAGATTAGCAAGTGGATGGTTGGGAGAATTTGCCGCTTTGAACGCCGGGGACAAACCACGGCAAAATTGAAATGCACCTATATCGACGATGAGTCGGGAGAATGAAAGCATGAGCAGAGTAACTTACAGCGAAGAGATTGCGGACGAGATCTGCGCGCAGCTTGCAGATGGGCAATCGTTGCGCGCTATTTGTCGCGCAGAGAGTATGCCGAATTGGCGGACGGTGTGCCGGTGGATGGAATCCAACGATGATTTTGCCAGCAGGTGCGCGCGCGCGAGAACTTTACAAGCGGACGTTTTGGAATCTGAAATGGCCGATATTGAACGCGATACGCTTGATGGCTCGGTCGATCCTAAAGCCGCTAACGTGGTGCTATCGTCCAAGCGTTGGCGCGCGGCCAAACTCGCGCCTAAGAAGTACGGCGACCGGATACATACAGAATTAACCGGTGCAGATGGTGGCCCTGTCCAGATCGACGACACCGAGCGCGCGGCCAAAGTGGCGGCGATTCTTGCCCACGCCCAGACCAGACGTGATGCCGATGCAAGCGACCTCGTTTGATCCAGTCCTTCTCAAATACCTCACACCGGCAGAACTCGCAGAACTCGATCAACTGATTGCCAGTGACAAAACGCTTTGGCGACCACTACGCGGCCCGCAAACCGTCGCGTACGAATCCACTGCGGACATCATCGGCTATGGTGGTGCTGCCGGTGGGGGTAAAACCGATTTGGCTTGTGGTAAGGCTTTAACACGCCACCAAAAGACATTGGTGCTACGCCGCGAAGCCACGCAGCTCACCGGTATCGTTGATCGATTTACTGAGCTACTGGGCAGCCGCGATGGATTTAACGGCGCAGAACGAATCTGGAGGCTGCCAGGTAAGCAAATTGAGTTTGGCTCTACGCCCAACGTGGATGACTGGAACAAATACCAAGGCCGACCGCATGACCTCTTGATCTTCGACGAAGCGGCCAACTTCTTGGAATCGCAAGTACGCGCGTTGCTCGGGTGGTTGCGCTCGGTTGATGCCAATCAAAAATGCCAGGCGCTACTGACGTTTAACCCGCCGACCACGGCAGAGGGCCGTTGGATCATCACGTTCTTTGCGCCGTGGCTAGATCCCAAGCATCCCAACCCCGCACAACCTGGTGAGCTGCGCTACTTTGCGATGGTCGATGGTAAAGAGATCGAATGTGCGGACAGTACGCCTTTTGCTCACGGCAACGATACGATCAAACCGATGTCACGCACGTTTATTCCGTCGCGCATATCGGATAACCCTTACTTGATGAACACCGGCTATATGTCCACGCTGCAAGCGTTGCCGGAACCTTTACGCTCACAGATGCTTTACGGGGATTTCATGGCTGGAATAGAAGACGATCCTTGGCAAGTGATCCCGACAGCATGGGTGGAAGAAGCCCAAGCGCGTTGGGTGCGACCTGCCAAACTTGAACCGATGGACTCGCACGGGGTGGACGTGGCACGCGGTGGCCGCGATAGCACGATCCTGGCACGCCGACATGGTATGTGGTTTGACGTGCCGCTAGTCTATCCAGGCACCGCGACACCGGACGGCCCTACCGTGGCGGGTTTGGTGATTGCCGCTAACCGCGATCAATCCCCGATCCACATTGACGTGATCGGCGTGGGCGCGTCGCCCTATGATTTCTTGAAAGACACTAACCAACAAGTGATCGGCGTGAACGTTTCCGAAAAAGCCACCGGCTTGGATAAGTCGGGGCGCTTGCATTTCAAGAATCAACGCTCGGAACTATGGTGGCGGATGCGCGAGGCGCTCGATCCCACCAACAACACCGGCATTGCATTACCACCTGATCCACGACTATTGGCTGACCTGTGCGCGCCCACCTGGTCATTGTCGGGATCAACGATCTATGTCGCCAGTCGCGAAGAAATCATCGCTAAGATTGGCCGATCACCCGACTATGGCAGCGCGTATTGCCTGGCCTTGATGGACACACCCAAGCGCGCCTTCCTACCTTACGGCGTATCGTCTAACGCACGCCGCAACATTCTCGACTACGATCCCTACGCGGGTTGATGCACTTACCGCCTCATGGTGCGCTTAGGCTTTGGCACCATGAGCGAGATCACTATCCAACCCTGCACCGTTACTGACATCGTCGAGGCTTCCACCTACGAAGCCTTGATCGCTGCCTATGCTGCCGAGTCCGCACTGGACGAGATGCCCGCACCCGAACCCGACATTGCGATGTACCACGCGCTCGAAGCCAGTGGATCACTCAAGATCGTTGGGGCGTTTTGCCAAGGGCAATTGGTCGGTTTTATTGCGTGCAATATGAACTACGCGCCGCAATACGCCGCAATCGTTGGTTTGACGATGGTGTTCTTTGTCGATCAAGCACACCGCACTTTTGGCACCGGCGCGCGCATGGTTGAAGCGATGAAGCACTTGGCCAAAGCGCACGGCGCAGTGGGCTTGATGATCGGCGCACCGGCTGAAAGTCGTTTGGCTAAAGCAGCACCGATCCTGGGCTTTAAAGAAACCAATCGCTTGTTTTTCAAGACGATCTGATGAGCCTACGCGTACTCGATTCGATGGGCTTGCCAACGATGAGCCGCGAGGCTATCGACAAAGCGCACGCACTACACCGCGCGATGGAAGCACTACCGCAAGTGGACATCGAGATCACGCACAGTTTGCACGATGGCGTGTACACCCGCACCGCGTTCGTACCGGCCGGGGTCATGGTAATGGGAGTGCTTATCAAGATCCCCACCACGTTGATCGTCAGCGGCCATGCCAAGGTGTTTATCGGGGATGACACGGTTGATGTGCAAGGGTATCGCGTGATCGCGGGCGCACCTGGCAGAAAGCAAGCGGCATTGGCCCTTGAAGATACGCACTTCACGATGTTGTTTGCTACTAGCGCCAGCACGATTGAAGAAGCGGAAAACGAATTTACCGACGAGGCCGAGCAATTAACGACTCGCCAAGAATTTAACAAACTGAATACTGGAGTAAGCCCATGTCTGGAGTTGCAATAGGAGTCGCGGCCGCTGCCGCCGTTGCTGGTGTTGGTGTCAGTGCAATGCAAGGTGCAGATCAAGCCGACGCTGCCAAGAAATCAATGCAACAAGCGCAAGCCAACGCGGACAGAACCGCCGCGCAAGCCGATCAAGACTTTAACCGCGCCAACCAAAAGAAGCCGGATACCTCGGCCATTTTGTCTGCCGCGCAACAAGCGGGCAAGGGCGGACAGTCCGGCACGATGTTGACCGGTGCGCAAGGTGTTGATCCAAGCGCGTTGACCTTGGGCAAAAGCACACTATTGGGTTCGTAAATGAAGCAGACGCCGCCAAGAGATAAGCTGCTCACTCGTTGGGGGCAGCTCAAAACCGAACGGGCTACCTGGTACCCGCATTGGAAAGAACTGTCTGACTACTTGTTGCCGCGTTCTGGCCGGTATTTCATACAGGATCGCAACCGGGGCCAGCGCCGCCACAATTACATCTATGACAACACCGGCACCCGTGCGCTGCGCGTATTGGCTGCGGGCTTAATGTCGGGCCTTACCAGTCCAGCACGTCCGTGGTTTCGCTTGGCTACGAATGATCCGGCCATGATGGAATCCCAAGAGGTGAAGCAGTGGCTCAATGAAGTCACCAACATCATGTTGACCGTATTCCAAAAGTCCAACACTTACCGCGCGTTGCACGCGATGTATGAAGAGCTTGGCACCTTTGGCACCGCGTCCTGTTTGGTGATGCCCGACTTTGATAACGTGATTCACCTGTTCCCGCTCACCATTGGCGAATACGCTATTGCTACCAACTGGAAAGGCGAAGTCACCACGCTTTATCGCGAATTTCAAAAGACCGTTCACGAAGTAGTCGAAGAGTTCGGCATCGACAAGGTGTCGCCGTCCACACGTTCGATGTTTGAACGCGGATCACTGGATCAATGGATCACTATCATTCATGCGATAGAGCCGCGCGCCGATCGTGATCCGAACAAAAAAGACGATTTGAATATGCCTTGGCGTTCGGTCTACTTTGAAGTTGGATCAAACCCAAACACCTACCTGCGCGAGTCTGGCTTTAACCGATTCCCTGCTGTTTGTCCGCGCTGGGCAACTTCGGGTGGCGACATCTACGGCAACAGCCCAGGCATGGAAGCCTTAGGTGATATTAAGCAATTGCAACACGAACAATTGCGTAAAGCCCAAGGCATCGATTACAAAACCAACCCACCTTTGCAAGTGCCAACGTCCATGAAAAACCGTGACGTTGAACGCTTACCAGGTGGTGTGACTTATGTTGACGTTGCTGGTGGAAGCCAGGGCGTTAAAACCGCGTTCGAAGTGAACCTCGACCTGTCCCACCTGCTCGCTGATATTCAAGACGTACGGCACCGCATAGAGGGATCTTTCTATGCGGATCTTTTTCTGATGTTGGCTAATCAGTCCGATGCCAGAATGACCGCGACCGAAGTGGCAGAACGACACGAAGAAAAGCTATTGATGCTCGGCCCTGTGCTGGAACGATTACAAAACGAGCTACTGGATCCGTTGATCGAGATTACCTTCGATCAAATCATGGCGGCCGGTATCGTGCCACCTCCACCCGAAGCGATGCAAGGCCACGACATCAACGTCGAGTTGGTCAGTATGTTGGCCCAAGCGCAAAAAGCCGTTGGCACTAACAGTATTGACCGCTTTATTGGCACGATCGGCTCGGTGGCGCAGTTCAAGCCGGAAGTGTTGGACAAGATCGACGGCGACAAACTGACTGACATATATTCCGATTCGCTGGGCGTTGATCCTCGGATCTTGCTAGGGGATGACAAAGTAGCGGCCTTGCGCCAGCAACGCGCCCAAGCCCAGCAACAAGCAACTCAAGCGGCCATGATGAATCAAGGTGCGGATACCGCACAGAAACTAGCCAGCGCAAAAACCACAGATCCCAGCCTTTTAACCGATGCAACCGCCGCGTTTAGCGGCTACACCTAAGGAGTTTTAATCATGCCCAACTTGCTATTTGGTAAACAAAACTATACGAAAGAAATTACCCAACAAGGAGAACTGACCGGCGAAGCCGTCACCACCAGCGACTCAACAGACTTACCTAACGGCCCTTGTTTTGCGATTAACGTCACGAGTGCGGGAAATGTCAACGTCAACTTGGCGGGCGGAGGCACAGCGGTGTTGACTGGGTTATCCGCTGGACAAACTGTGCGGATCAACACATCAAGAATCTTGACAACCAGCACTACTGCGACAGGCATCAACGCACTGTACT